GGGTTGCCAATGAGCTTGACCAGTTCAGGCAACGCAAGGCCAACGTGGTCGACACCGAGGTTGTATCCGAAGTCTGATGGTGCGCTGGTCAGCGACTTTGCAAGAACTTTTCTTCATGTGTCGAAGGGTGTTCGTGCGGGTGAGCCATTGGTGCTTACTGGTTGGCAGTCTGATTTATTGGATAATCTTTTTGAGCGTCGTCCTGACGGCCTCCTTCGTTATCGGCGAGCGTTAGTTGGGCTTGCTCGTAAGAACGGAAAATCACTTCTAGGTTCCCTGATTGCGCTTTACAATTTGATTGAAGGTGAGCCAGGTGCCGAAGTGTATTCCGCAGCAGGTGACCGCCAGCAAGCACGGGTTGTGTTCAATGAGGCGAAGTGGCAGATCACTCAGTCGCCAGCGTTGTCGGGTGTATGCAAGGTGTATCGGGATGTGATAGAGGTTCCGTCTACTGGTGCGATCTATCGAGTGCTATCTAGCGATGCCAAACTTCAACAAGGCCTCAACCCGTCGTGCGTTGTATTTGACGAGTTGCACGTCCAGCGTGATAGTGAACTTTGGGATGCGTTGACCTTGGGTTCGGGTGCAAGAAAAGACCCGATGATTGTTGCAATCACAACAGCAGGATTTGACTTGGACACAATCTGCGGACGGCTGTACAACTACGGCAAGCAAGTTATCTCTGGCGAGCGTGACGATGAACGGTTTGGTTTCTGGTGGTGGGAAGCACCGGAAGGTTGTGCTGTTCATGACCGAGATGCTTGGGCGCAAGCCAACCCGAACTTGGCTGAAGGTTTGCTCGACATGGAAGATATGGAAGTCAGCATGAACCAGACGGCTGAGATTCCTATGAGGCGTTATCGCCTGAACCAATGGGTCAGACAAGAAGACTCGCCTTGGCTACCTGCTGGCGGTTGGGAACAATGCCAATCAGAACTACAGGTTGACCCCGACTTGCCGATGTTCGTGGGGATTGACATGGCGTTGAAGCATGACTCGATTGCTGTGGTGTTGTGCCAACCTCAAGGTCATCGTCTGGTGGTTCGTGCGAAGATTTGGATTCCTGATGGGGCGATGACTGACATCGCAGCTGTCGAGCAATATCTGCGTGGCTTGCATCGTGAGTTCAATGTCCGTGAGTTTGCTTATGACCCAGCATTCTTTCAACGTTCGGCTGAGGCGTTGGCTGATGATGGTTTGCCAATGGTCGAGTTCCCGCAGTCCGCGCAACGTATGGTGCCTGCTATCGGAACACTCTATGAGTGCATTGTGAATCAGCAGTTGGCTCATGATGGCGATCCGATGTTCACCGATCAGGTGTTGTCAGCTGTGCCACGTCAGACCGATGCTGGTTTGCGTTTGTCTAAGGGCAAGTCTCGTCGCAAGATTGACGCTGCGATTGCGTTGTCTATGGCTGTGGATCGTGCGACTCGACGTGAAGAGGTAGCACCTGTGCCTGGGTTCTTTGTAGTCTAGAGACATGCCTATCTTCCTTTTAGAACTTTTGTCCATCGTCCTTATCGCATCTGGACTATTCTTGATAGCAATTCCATTAGGGCTGATTTTTGTCGGCCTGTCGGTTCTATTGTTCACGGTTGCGTATGAGCGTGGTCGGAAAGGTAAGTGATGTTGTCAAGACTGTTGGGTGATGGCAACGAAAGCCGAGCAATATCTACGCAGTCTTTGTTTGCATTAGGTGACGGATTTAGTGTCACCACAAATAGCGGAACTGTTATCACGGAAAAAGATTCGCTCAAGATTGAAGCGGTCTATGCGTGTGTGCGCATGATTTCGGATTCAATTTCCACGCTACCTGTTGACACGTTCCTTCGTCTGGATGGAACTCGTCGTCCGTTCCGTCCTCGCCCACAATGGTTAGATATTCCTGAGTCGGGTGTGACTCGCATCGAGCATTTCCAGCAGGTGTTGGTTTCGTTGATGTTGAACGGTAACTCGTTCACTCGTATCGTGCGCGACGATCAGGGGATTGCTGCGCTAGTTGTGTTGAACCCTCAGAGGGTTGAGTGCAGTCGTGACCGTGTGACTCGTCGTCCGATTTATGTGTATGAAAGTCGTGACGTAATTTCGGCTGAAGACATGATTCATATCACCGAGCTTCGTTTGCCTGGTGAGATGCGTGGCATTTCGCGCATTGATTTCATGAAGGAAAACTTGGGTCTTGCAAAAGCGCTGGAGGAGTTCGCTGCACGGTTCTTCGGTCAAGGCTCATCGGCTTCCGGCATCATCGAGTTCCCTGGCAACCTGACCCGTGAGCAGGCTAAAGATTTGGTGTCAGGCTTTGAAGAAGGCCATAAAGGTTTGCGTCGTTCTCATCGTCCAGGTGTGTTGTTCGGTGGAGCAAAGTTCACGAAGACAACCGTTGACAATGATTCGGCACAGTTCCTAGAGTCACGTCGTTTCGCTGTTGAGGAGATTGCCCGTATCTTCCGTGTGCCTCCGAGCATGCTTGGTGTGACTACGGCTGGGGCGATGTCGTATGCGTCGGTTGAGCAGAACGGCATCCAGTATGTGACCCATACGCTGAGGCCTTACATTGAAAAGATTGAGGAAGGGTATTCCCGTTTGCTTGAGGGTCGTGCCTTTATGAAGTTCAATGTGGATGGATTGTTGCGCGGTGACCAAGCGTCACGGTACACATCGTTCTCAACAGGTCTCCAGTCAGGCTTCTTGTCAATCAATGACATTCATCGACTGGAAGATATGCCTCCTGTGGATGGTGGAGATTCGTATCGTGTTCCGTTGGCGAACGTGGATATCAATGCTGCGAACTTGGCTGAGATGCAGTCGAAGGCTGAGATTGCTCAGCGTTTGATTTTGGCTGGGTTTGATCCGGCTGAGGTGTTGGCGACGGTTGGTCTTCCTGCGATTGGTCATACTGGTTTGCCTTCAAGTCAGTTGCAACAGATTTCTACTGTGGCACCACTTGACCCACAGTCAGCTTATGAGGTGAAGTCGCAGAACATGGACATCAATCTTCCTCAGACGGTTATGAACTATACGCCTCCAGCGATAAACATTCCTGCGCCGATTATCAACATTCCAGAGACCGTTGTGCGTGTGAATGTTCCAGAATCTAAACCGACGATTCGCACGGTTGAACGGGATGAGCATGGTCGGATTCTGAATATCATCGAGAGGACTGAGGACTAATGGCTACAGGTATTTCCGCATATTTGGCGAACGCTTGGTTGAATGCGTTGGGTAACGCAACCTCGTTCTCGGTTACGACAGCGTATGTGAAGCTACATGTTGGCGACCCTGGTGCTGCTGGCACAAGTAACGCTGCTACTGAGACAACTCGTAAGGCTGTGAGTTTCGCTGCTGCATCGAATGGTGCGTTGGCATCGGATGCTGATGTGACGTGGACAAATATCGCAGGCTCACAAGATGCAACACACTTCACCGCTTGGGACAACTTGACCACAGGGAACTTCTTGTTTTCTGGAACGATCACCGGCAACGCTTACACAGCTGGTGACACCTACACGATTTCGTCTGCTGGTTTAACTGTTTCTTTGACTGTCGCAAGCTAGGTTTCTAGATGGCCGTTGAGCGGTTCATTCTTGACCAGTCACAACTCAACGATGCTGACTTCGGTTTAGGTGGGTTCAGTCCCGCCTTCACTCTTGACACGTCAACGCTTGATTCGATTGCGAAGTTAGACGGCTTCACCTTCACCACAACTGTCACCGCTTCGGCTGCGCTTGGCGGGTTGACGGCTGGGGCGGTTGCGTTGGTGTCGCATGTGGTTTCGGCTGAGGCGGTGTTGGGTGGGGTTGATGCGTCTGCTGGTGCAACGGTTGCGCATACGGTTACAGCTGACGCTGAGTTGGGTGCAGGTATTGGTTCGGCTGTTGCATCGGTGGCAAATCTTGTTTCGGCTTCAGCAAGTTTGGGTGGCTTGACATCGAATGCGGTTGCCAATGTTGCAGGTGTTGTTACGGCTTCGGCTTTGCTTGGCGGGTTGACTTCTTCGGCGCAGGCAACGGTTGATCCGGCACCAAGTCCTCCTCCTCAGTATCCAGGTGGGAATCCTTGGTATCGTCGTCCAAAGGTTGAGCTGGTTGAAGAGGTTGTGGAGGTTGTGGTTGAACCTTTGCGGGTTCCTCTCCAAGTGTTCGGCGTAGGAGCATCAGT